CGGGCCCCCGCCTTATGGCGATTAAGCATTCGACCAAAACTAAACAAGGTGTTCACATGCTAGGATCTACGAACTTGACAAAATATAAGCACAGGTTAAAATCTGTACCTTATCATGCCGAGTCTGATGTCAGGTACCCGTTATCGGGTCCTGCCTTCACGTATATCAATTGGACCTCTCTCTTTGGCGATTTGCCTATGAGACGAGATTCAATTATCAATACCGAGCGCGGACGAAAAGTCTACTATCGGAATTGCTATCATTGTGAACAAGAAGAATACCTCTTGGCCGCTACGCGAACCAAGAATACCACCGAAATTAATTACAGAACCGGTGTAAAAGATATACGGGATTTCCCGCGTACCTGTTACAGTTGGTTAAGTGATCAAGAAGGTGGCTTGGGTATCTTCGCACCTTTGAGTCCCTTAGATCCTGAGAATCCTCCTCCAATTCCGTGGGTTATACCACAGGAAGAGTTGGAAGTCTTAGCAGCTAAGGCTCTACGGACTATGCGCCCGCGTATCAGCGATCTTAGCGAGGGAATTTCCCTTGTTAATTTCATTGCTGAAATGCGAGACATCAAGTCTATGTTTAAGTTATGGTCCTCGAAACTTCGCGGAGGTCTTCTTTCGAAGATGTCTAAGAACGTTTCGGGTGGTGTTCTCAACTGGTCACTTGGTTGGAAGCCCTTTCTGGGCGACCTCAAGAAACTTGATGGTTTATTCCGTCGAGTTCAAGACAAGATTGACATTTGGAATCGACATGCTGATGAGGGTGTTATACACACTCGTCATGCAAATATGTCATCCGAACTTGAAGAACACAACTATTCTACACGTGACGACCATCTTCACCGACAATACAGCAATAGTATTGTGGGCGATCCGGTCAGAGCTGATTATAGAATAGTGGAGAACCAAATTGTGGAGATTTTCTTCCACATGTATTACAAACCGATCCGAATCGAAAGTAATGCCAGTATCTATGATACATTAGGCATCGCTTTAGACGCGGTCGGTGCAGGACAGGGTGCTTCCATTGTTTGGGAAGCAGTACCTTTTTCCTTTGTAATCGATTGGTTTTGGGGCGTTGGCGACTTTTTGGAACAATTCCAAACTGAAGCCACGACCGTCGGCTTTGATATTGTCGACTTTGGTTATTCGTATAAATACGAGCTAAAGAGACGATATCAATATCACGAGTACTACATTGACAATAATGAGATTACTATCCCATTAGGGTCATACATCCAAAATAAAAAATGGTATGTACGTAGGCGTGTTGCCGCTCCTGTCGATAAAATCGACGATGTTGATTTCTCCGATCTTTGGAGTTTCAACTTGCCATCTTGGAAACAATCCTGGATAGGCCTAAATCTAGCAAATGCGTTGCGATAACGCGTTTGCTCAATTATAACCAACCAAAAAAGGAATGCCACCGTGTTTAACGATGATATTACCCTTACAAATGCTGATACTACATCTCAGACAATGAGCGCTATTATCAAAAATAGTCGTTCAACTGTCCGAAAAGATGCAAGTCAGCCACTCGATGAACCTCAAGCCCTTACTATCTCTCACGAGGTAAGTAAAGACAAGAAGCGTCAAAATTCAGCTGTGATCTTAGATCGCACTGTTCTTGATGCCGATGAGGTTACATTGGGTAATCTCCGTGTTGTTGTTCGTGTATCTTTTGATACTGGACAGATCACGGAAGCAATGATCCAAGAGGCCATTGCGAAACAAATAGAGTTCTTAACTACTGCCAATGTCACTAAATTAGTGAATGGCGAGCATTAATACTGCTTATGTTTCGACCTCAGGTCCTTGCTTTCTTCGAAAGCTGGGACTAGGAGGCTGTAACATGTTTAAAGCCTTTTAAAGGCGACCCTATAGATGGGTTACATGTTACAGCTTGTGCAGACCTAACGGTGCTGCCATCCGACCCGATTGTGTAAGACTTATGTCATACGCACAATCGACCCTTGTTGGGGTACGTCGTCAGACAACCATCGTAGGTGGCTAGGACTATTCACATGAATAATGTCGATATGAAAAGCCTGATCTCTATATGGGATCACCTTGCAATGGAATTTAATATTCCACAACAAGACCGTAATACCTTCAGAAGAAGGGCAATTAACGAAGGAATTAAATTCCTTACCGTTACGTTACCGTCGTTAGGTAAAGCTATTGACGCTTACTTAACATCAGGTAATGTGCCTGACTTCACTAATGTACGCTTTAAACTCAGAGACGGAATTCCCGTCTTTCTAAATGAGTTAATTGAGCGTGTTTTAGTAGGTATTGCCACCGACAGTTCTGCTGTTTGGTGGGACATCAAAATCGTACGACAATTAACATTGTTGTACTACAAATTGGAGGTTCCCTTCGATGAAGAAGTTCATCAGCTCTATTGCGACGAGTTCAAAACTCGTGATCGCGAGCTTACGGATATTATGCCGTCTGCTCTCGAAATGGACAAAGTAGCAAAACTCTTAAAAAGAGTTCTTTGCAATTTTGACCCTTTCAGCATCACACCAAAACATGGTGGTGGTGCTGTAAGCAATAGATTGAAGAATAAGGACAAGTATCATCAAGCACGGTATATACCGCGTTTGGATGCTTCGTTTCCTTATACTGAACATTTCTTCTACAATGCAAGCCACCTAGTGGATTGCATAACTGACAGCGGTTTACCGCTGGAAGTAGTCGAAGAACCCCCCTCACGCCTTGTCTTCGTACCGAAAGATTCTAGAGGTCCGCGCATTATATGCTGCGAACCTTCTGAATTTCAGTACATACAACAAGGAATCATGATTAAATTATATGATTACATACAAAGTCCTCAGAGTCCATTAACAATGGGCTATGTGAACTTTAGTGATCAAGATATTAATCGCGATTTAGTCGTCGAGTCGAGTATTTCTAAGAAATATTCAACGCTTGACCTCAGTGAGGCATCTGACCGTGTATCGTGGCATATCGTACAAGAAGTGTTTCCAACACATTTTGTACGCGCTCTTGATGCTTGTAGGTCTAGATACATAACGTTCCCTGACGGAAGCACGTTTGGGCCCTTGGCAAAATTTGCGCCAATGGGTTCCGCACTATGCTTTCCTGTAGAAGCCCTATATTTTTGGGCTATTCTTAAAGGAACGTTAGACATTGATGTCTGGGTTTACGGTGATGATATCATCTTACCGCGAGAATACCACGACGTTGCTATTACGCAACTAGAGGCATTCGGACTGAAGGTGAACGTTACTAAGTCATGTTCGGAGACTCACTTTCGTGAGTCATGCGGACAGGATTGTTGGTACGGTAATGATGTTGGTTACATCAAATACCGCCAGCTTCCGACTAGTAACATTGAGTCACGGTCGCACGATGTGTCCTTTCTAACCCAAATCGGGTTGGAATATGGTTCACATGTAGGACGATCACTTCTGTCCACCTTCGTGGATAGACTTGGTCCCATTCCTGTATCTTCTAAAATTTCCGCAGATTATTGCTACTTTGATCCTTTGGCCTCACGGCCTTTTGAACAAGTAGAAAATCTACGGTATAGATACAATGCAACACTACAGAGACGTGAGGTTAAAACCCTCGTTGCCTCAAGTAGATCAACACGGAACTCCTACGGCAGTCATTGGAATGAACTGCTACGGAAGGTTTGTGTTGAGCGTTTGGATAATGACAAGTTTCAGCATCTTTATGATGATCAACTTGTTTCGTCCGGACGCAAAGCTAGGGATGAGTGCTCCTATACAGAGAGGCACACAACCACCGCAAGGTGGAAGTGGATGCC